GATTTGCTCCATCGGGATATTGACGCCTGCGGTGGTCGCTTCGGTTTTCTCCATTTTTTCTACTCCTGTTGCGTGTAAAGACCTAAACCCTGCGGTCACGTCCGCAGGCGCATACACTATTGACACCTCATACGGTTCCCAATCGGTAACAGTCCGGATTTCTTTGCCATTTTCGTCTAGACTTACTTGATAGTCATAGACGAAGTAGCCCATCGAGACGCCCGGGTAATCGCCCCTTGCAACGCCCTGGGCAACTTTATTTTGCTCAAATAATCGTACTTTTGCAAGCAATTGTCCGCTTTTTACACGGACTGATCCAGGGACTACCCGGCCGATGGCGTCTCTGACGCTCCAGCCGTGATCTGTCAGTAGCAGCCCCGTTCGATCTAAGCGCTCGGTCCGGATGGACTCGGGCTCCATGGACAGGATTTCAAGATATTCCGCACCATTTCGGGCGGTCCGGCCCACTGCAACACCCGTGCCCAGGGACATCTCAACGGTCCAATTTTCGGCGTCGAGCGTGCTCGGGGATAAGTCCAGCTTGCGAGCAAAAGATTCGTTCGGTTTTTCGTTTTCGCTCATTATTCGGCCTCCATGACTGCCTGCAACGCCCCAGACAGCGATACCTGGCTCGGGTCGCCATCGGATACTATGCCTAGATCCTTACGTTTTTGAGCATCCAGCGCGATATCGCGGTTCACTTCGTCGGGATCTCTGCCCTCGGATTCGATGATCTCCGACCTGGATCTTAGCCCTGCGCGCATCTCAAGCAACGACGCCTTGACCTCGGTCAGCCGGTCTGCCGACTGCGACCTAGGGGCGGACCATCTAACTGGGTAGTCTCCAGGGGGTAACTGCCCCGACACTACGCACGCCCGGATAAATGCGGCCCATAGCGGATCCAGGACCAACGGCACAAAAACGGACTCGCGCATGGCCCTTATATGCTTATCTTGCTCGATTAGCCCCAGCTTCGCTTGGGCAAAGCTGGCATCGGACATATCGCCGGTCAGGACATGGTACGAAAGGCCCACGCCGGCGGCAATTTCCCGATGGGACACCGCCAAAAATTCTTTAATATTTCCCGGTGGTTGTGGATTTGTGTATTTGACGGTCTTGCCGTCGGGCAAATAAGCGATCATCCCAGGACCTAGGCGCTCTATGGGCGATCCGTAGGAATCGGTCACCAGCTTGAGACCGTCCTCTGCACCGTCCAGGGCCAGCCCATCGGGCAAAAATGCCGGTGGTTCGGGGGAATCTCCGCCCTCAACGGCCATAACAAGCGTCGCCGCCGCCCGGGTGGCTACCCGGATAGCCTCCATATAGCCTTCAAGATCCCACAGAGCCATCAGCACCGGCGCCATGACGGGGACCCCTCGGATCTGTCCTGGGCGGTCTGGGGTAAAGCAGTGAATTATCTGGTCCGCAGGCACGCGGATTAGCTTCCCCGGGGCCTGCAGGGTGTCCCCGGGATGGTGGTCTAGGATGTGATAGGCTATTTTTTCGCCGGCCGGATTAAATTCGATTCCGCTTGCCAAATCTGGCCGCTCGATAGTGTTCAACGGCACGTGCTCGGGCTCAAACAGCTTGATTTTTAGGGGAATTTTGCCGTTCGACACAGTAATCAACTGCGCGAACGCTTCCCCGGATACTATCCACGCTCGGCACATCAGCCGTTGGATCCCGTATATATCCAGTCCAAGCCCAACCGCCGGGCGTTTACCCCATTGTTGCCATAAATCGTAAATTTTATTAGCTTTTTCGGTGTCCGTATCAACGGTAGGACGAATACCGGTCAAAACGATGGAATCCACCAGGGCATTAACCAATTTTGAACCGTGGGGATCATTTTGCGCCCTGTCCCGTGACCGGGCCCGCAGCATCTCCAGATCTCTTGCGACCTCAGATACTGGGCCAGATCTGGATCCCCACCAGCGATCCGCCCTGTCGAGCTTAGCTCCGGAGTAGCTCCGGGTACTCGCCCTAGGGCCCGATTGCGGCTTAGATGTCAGCGCCGCCCAGGCGCGTTTAAATCGCCCCATGCCTCACCTAAATCGAATAATGCCGTGATTTTTACGGCTTTTCGGATATAGCCGCGCCTTCAGATAACTGATGGCCTTACGCATATCTTCAAACGACCGATAAGTGATTGAATTCCCAAAGGAATCCCGGACCGATGTAACACCTTGTGCCAGTGCGGACTCCAAAATCCTAAGGTCCTGTAATGTATAGGCTTTTTCGTGATCTACCATCGATGTCCGCCTCCGTACCTGTCGCCCCTAGATGGGGCAGGTCTAGGCGCCTGCCTAGCAGGTGCTCTAGAGATTCTGATAGTTTTTGGGGCCGGTGTCAAGCTCTTTTTTTCAGGGACTTTTTCGGGCAGCATTTCTTTGAAATCGACGCCTTCGGCTACTATCGAGTACCCAGCCGCCAGGCAATAAACGAACGTATCTAGGGCCTCATTTCGGGCTGATGGGGACCGTTTTTGCCATGAGATCTTGCCCTTTTTATCGCGGACTCGCTCCTCCGATGTTAGCTGGTGCAAAAACGTCGGGTGCTCGTCAATGACATGCTCCGGGATGTGGACGTATAGAGGCCCTGGGGAATGAACCCTAAGGTTTGAAAATATTTCATTTTTCGCCGATGTAGTGGCGACCACATAAAACGAAAGCGGCGCCTCGCCTCGTTTTTTCTTCGTTTTTGACACTTTTTTGGGGAAAATAGGTCCTGTCCTGGCCATCCCCCTAATGCCAAGAATTCTTTCCCTGGAGTACGTTTTAGCGAAAATTAGGACCTGCTGCATGAGGAACCCGGCGTCGACGCAGGTGGTCGCTGACCTGAGTTCCCTTCCAGACTCCGTTACCCAGATCTTTCGATGCAGGGCCAGCAGTTGTTTCCACGCATCGGACATCCTGGGATCCGATAAAATCACGTCATAGCCCAGGATCCAGGTTTCCCACCCGGCGCCGATGCCCAGGGTCATTGCCTCGAGGCGGTCCTCCTGGACGTCAACCCCCATCACGACGACCTTGACGCCGTCGGGGATATAGGGTCCCCAGGACGGTTCCACCCTTTGCGCCAGGGCATGAGTATCCAGCATCTCGCCTATCTCCCGATAGGGTTCCGCTAACCGTGTGTTTATGAACGTTTTTAGCTCTTTTTGGTCCCCGGACCTGGCCGCGGCAACCGCCCCCTCCCACTGCACGACCAAGGACGCCCAGGATAGGGATCCCAGTGGCATATAAAGTGAGTTGTACCAAAACGACCGCACGCCTTTGAAATTCGCGCTTTTTGTAGCCCTCCATGCGCCCCCGGGTAGCATGGTGGCCTTGTGGTTTTCTTCAATCTCCCGCTCGCAGTACCGGCACACGTACCGGACCGAGGACGGATCACCAGGGTCCCAGATTAGGCGAAAAGCGTGATTTCCGCCCTCGAGCTGCTCTCGGAACACCAGCGCTTGGAGTTCTCCGCAAAACGGGCAGGGGACTACGAATCGGCAGTCATCGCCACGTTCCCGCCATGTCACTATGTCGGACTGGTCCTGGACCTTGGGCGACGACACCAGGAACATTTTATTTTGGCCCTCGTAGGTCGTTAACCTTGCCCTAACCAGCGATATCGACGACCCGGCCCCTGACAGGTCCGCCCGGTGGTCGTCGACCTCGTCGACTAGGCCATATCGGTAGGTAGTCGATGTTAGCTTAGATGCCGACTGGGCCCCTACAATGGCTATTTCGCCGCCCCTGAAAGCCTTGTGGTTCACGGTGTTGTATTTACTGCCAGCAGCGTCCTTGCCCGTTAATAACGCCAATATGGGCGAATTATTTATCATCGTGTCAAACCGGGTCTTGGCAAATGCCTCGGCTTTCTCGCCGGTGTCGGTGACGTATAGCACCGGCCCTGGCTGGGTCGTCATGATGTATGTCAATGCTGACTGCAGGATGATAGTTTTGCCGGACTGCACAGGCCCTTGAACAACGATTATCGACGTCGGATCATCGGGGTGCAGGCAGTCTAGGGGCTCCACCAAAAACGGATGGGAGCGGAAATCAACCAACCCTGGGACGGCTGAATATCGGGAATCTAGATACAGGTGCTCCGAGGCTATCTCCGACGGCATCCTGGGATCCGGGAGGACGAATACGCCAGCTAGGGCCGCTCTGACCTGCTCTATCTGGCCGTCAAACCCTGGGTGGCTCATCAGATACCCCCTGCAGAGCTAGCATTATTTCCCTAGACAAAATCCGCCGGATCTCGTGAACGTCGTCTAAATTTAGTAATAATTTTGCTGCTTTGGCAGGAATACCCATTATCGCGGCTTTAACCTCTGTCATTTTTTGCGTGTATAGAATCTCCACGTCCACCAGGGGCACCAACTCTCCTCTGAGCTGGGCCGCCTGCAATTCCGCTCTGTCGGCCTGGGCTATCTCGCGCCGGGTCCTGGCTGCTTGGTAATCGCCAATATCATCGGCGGTGGTCGCTTGGTTTTTCTTCAGCCATTCGCCGACTGGATCCGCCTCGCCAATCCTGGCCCCCGCTCCTGACGACTCCCGGCTCTGGTACACCATGCTGGCGGTCGCCGTGACGTCGATCCAGTCATCTTCGTCGAAGACCAGCCAGCCATTTCGGCGCCACGTCCCGACCTGTCGGGGGGAGACGCCTAAGATCTCCGCCAAAGCAACCTGGGTTTTGACTTTTTTTGACATGCCGAGCCCACTCCAAAAAACAGGAAGCCGTTATTTTTCCCCAAATAAAAAAAACGATCGCGCCCTCGAAGTCACCCGCAAGCCCCCGGGCTCTGGAAGGACCCAACCGGTACCCCCCTTGACCGCCGCAATTGCCCTTTTTACCGATTTTAAATCTTTCAACGCCTCTTTCCCACCAAAACGCCTTGACCGCCGCAAACGGCAAATAAACGCCAAATACAGCATCTCACTGAACCTTCTCGCTCCAACGAAGTCGAGCCTTGGCCCAAAAGATCAACGCCGCCGTGTTGCCGCTCATCGCCTGCTGATATAGCGTCTGAGCTATTTCCGAATCGGCCCTGGCCTGGCCCCGTTGCATGTCGGCTGCAAAGTGCCTGTACAGGGTGGACTGTCCTATCCCGCCCCGAACCAGCAGCGCGATCTTAGCTACCGGTATCCCAAGCCCCGCCAATAGCTCGACCTGCCTCCGCTCCTCGTCGGTGGGAACAAATTTTTTGCGACCAGGTGTTCCCTTTTTTTTACCGGGTTCTTTTTGTTTTTCGCTCATGAAAAAAACCTCCGAAAACAATCATGGCAAATCATAGCAAAAAATCAAGCTCTCGATCTGTTCGCTCCAGGCACGTGTCCATGTCCATACCACACCCCCCTTAAAGGGGGGTGGTGTAAAATATGGACAAAACTGGCACTACACCCAGTTGTCCATTTTCTCAATTTGGACAACTTTGGACAAAATGGACAACCCACCTAACCCCTTGATTTTTAAAGACTTGATAAATCAAGTTGTCCAAATTTACCGTTTTTTGCCGTGGACAACTGGCGTTTTTTATGGGGGGAGAAAAGGGTGTTTGTCCACGTGTCCAAATGTGTCCACGCGACCAACTTGGACAACTCCGATTAGTCCAAATTTGGAATTTGGACAACTTTGGACAAAATGGACAACCCCATAAACCCTTAAGAATTCAGGGGCTTATAGATTCACCCTGTTCAAAGCTGTCCATTTTGGCGATTTTTGGGGTTATTTTTGGTGGATTATTGCAGAAACAACGTTGTTCCAGAAAACCCGGCGGTGAATTCCCAAAACTGCGCTATCCATCGTTGATGTTTTTGTGTTCCTAGGTGTCAAAATGACCGAATAAAACGCCTTAACGTAGGTTTTTGGGGCTAAATACGACTCGTTATTTATCGGATCTCGACTGCGCCGCTGCTTTCTTGTCTTGCCATTTTTTTTTGGCGACGTCCCACGCCCCTTGCGTGTTTCGAATCCGTTTGCACGCCAACATTTGTTTGGATGCGGCGTCTAGGATTTTTAAATAGGGGTTATCCATAGGGACACCAGTGCGTGGATGAGCAATAATGATCCCATACTCTCTAATAAGAAAAAAGTCCACAATTAATTGTTGCAAATCCCACAACTATTTGTTAGATTAGCATTGTCTGTTTCCGAAGGGGCAAAAAATGACACCAATTGAACAGATCCGACACCTATTGGTTAGCCGCAGCCAAGCCGCTGTGGCCAGGGCCATTGGCGTCCATCCCAACACGCTGTATCGCATCATGCGGGGTGAGAGTCCGTCGTACTCGACGTTAATGAAGCTAATCCGATTCTTTGACATTCCCAGGGGGTAACCATGGCGGGGAATCTAGAGGCCATTTTTGGTCATGTCCTGACTACCGATCCCGACCCCGCCCCACCGGTTGCGACACCCGAGGACCAGTTACTAGACGCGATGATGCGGGCGGGGCTGCGGACGCCAGATAGGATCATCCTTGACGGCAAGATCCATAGGTTCAACAGCGACGAAAAAAAGGATAAAACAGGCTGGTATGTTGGTTACGGCGACGCGACCCCTGCCGGAGCATTTGGCTGCTGGCGGGCCGGCATCGAAAAATCCTGGAGAGCCGATATCGGCCGGGAGCTGACGCCGGCGGAGCAGATGATCCAGGCGTCCAGGGTAGCCGAGATCCGCCGGCTACGGGACGAGGCTAGAACAAAGCTGCAGATGGCAACGGCAGATGTGGTGGCCGACATCTGGGCAGGGGCTCAGGATGCGACCGATGCACACCCGTACCTAGTAAAAAAAGGCGTCAAATCCCATGGGCTAAAAATCACCGGTGACGGGCGCCTAATATCGCCACTATATAATGATAGAGGCGAGCTAACGAGCCTGCAGTACATCAGTCACGACGGCACCAAACGCTACCACCAGAGCGGTCAGACAGGGGGTGCTACGTGGACACTAGGCAGCATATCGGGCGCCAAGACGCTATACATCGCCGAGGGCTACGCGACGGCGGCGACGGTACATGAGCAGACCGGGGAGCCCTGTGTCGTTGCCTATTCGGCGTCAAATTTACCGGCAGCAACGGAACAGGCGGTTAGGCACGGTCTACCTGTCGTCATCATCGCAGATAACGACGTTGGGGGCATTGGTCGCAAGTACGCCGATCAAGCGTGCGCTAAGTACGGGGCCACATATGTTATGCCGCCAGTGGTCGGTATGGACGCTAACGACTGGGTTAATGCTGGCAATGCCCTGGCAGATATTTTAGCCAAGGAACCCGACGACTGGTTAGTCCTGGTCACTTCCGACTGGTTGACGCAACCGGCCCCGATTAAATGGATCATCAAGGGCTGGATGCCCGAGCAGTGCCTGGGCATGCTGCACGGCCCGTCAGGATCCGGAAAAACCTTCGTTATGCTGGATTTAGCCATGCACATTGCCACCGGCAACGCCTGGCAAGGGCGTGCCACCAAGCCCGGTGCGGTGGTGTACCTGGCCGGCGAGGGCAACTATGGGCTTAGGTCCAGAGTCGCCGCATGGATGCAACAACGGGGCGTTCAAGATGCCAATATTTTCGTCAGTAAATCCGGATGCAATCTGAATACGCCCGATGGCTGGCTTCATGCGATGCAGTATCTGCGCCGGGTAGCGCAGACGCATGACATAATACTAGTAATAGTCGATACGCTGCATAGATTCATGACCGGCGACGAGAATTCCGCCGAAGACACCAAAACAATGATAGACGCCTGCGACGCTATCAAGCAGGAGCTAGAAACGGCGGTGATGTTGCTACACCACACGGGCCACGCC